GATATAAGGTTAGCAGAGAAAGCTACAGAAGAAGCAGAAGAAAATGATCGATTTAATTTATCAGATAAAATATTATGTGCATTCATCATAATTTTAACAATGTTGATGGCTGTTGGTTTATTTTATTTGTTATTATCTATTATATCGTTTATAGTTGAATATTTATCGTCATTCTATTGGAAATTATTGTATATATTATAAGGAGGTTTACACATGGCAAAATTAACAAACGCATTATTACGATATAAAGTAATGTTTACAAAAAGTGGTACAGGTGGCTATACAGCCCGTGTTATGATTCCAAAAGAAGCTATTCGTGATTTAGATATTCATGCCGGGGATTATATAGAATATACCCGTGTGCCACATGGTTTATTATTGAAAAAAGTAGAGAGGAGTAAACAATAATGGCAAATAAGCGTATAAAAAAGAAACGCACAAAAGCGTCTATTTTGCAACAGCAATATTCTAAAGAATATAACAAATATCTTGCACGTGTAAGAAATCAGCAAAAACAGGGTGTGCAGATAGAGAGAATTAAGCGTGTAAAAAAACCCACTCAAGCGTCTATTGAAAGATTGAAAAAACAGACTGCTAAAGAAATCCGAAGAAAAGCGTCTGTGGTTAATATGGTAACTGGGGTATTAATATCACCCGAAGAATATGGGCGTAAACACGCACTTGAAGCAAATAGAGTATTTATCAGGTTAACACCACAAGAGCAAGAATATGCAAGAACTCATAACTATTCTACAGCAGAGGAATTAAAGAAAATATTAAATGGAGGTATAATTATTATTACAACAACACCAGTGTTAGACTATGAAGTTATTATAGAGGAATGGTATGCTTCGTTAGAAAGTTTTACACGAACAACAGCGGAATATTTAAGAATGAAAACAGACAGTCTTTTATTAAACGCAACGGAGCATGACCGTGCGTTATTTGCTTATACTTATTCAAAAGCACCCGAAGTATTTCCGAAAGAGCCATACATGGACAAACCAACTGTAGACGCTGTTTTTTCAAACATTTTACAAAAGATGGGCATTTTTGAAAGCTCAGAAGATTTCAAAAATTTTATACAAATGCAAGATGTATATATTGAGGATGAATAAAAGAGGTGAATATAATGTCGCGTAAAAAAATTACTTTTTGGGCTTGTGATTTTGAGACAACTGTATGGGGTGAAAAATTAGAACAAGAAAAAGGTAAAAAACAAGATATTACGGAAGTGTGGTCAGCTGCTGATGTGGCATTATATGATGATACTGAAACTGTGACGATAACACATTCTATCAGAGATTTTTTAAACAGATTTTTAACAATGAATGGAAATAATGTGTTATATTTTCACAATTTAGCTTTTGACGGTTCTTTTATTGTTGATTTTTTATTGAAAGAGGGGTGGGGGTGGGTACATTGTAAAGATAAAGAAATGAAATCAAAGCAGTTTCAAACCTGTATATCAGATATGGGGGCGTGGTATTGGTTAAAATTGAAATGGAATAAAACATTTTTAGAGATTAGAAATTCGTTAAAGCTTATGCCATCATCGTTAAAAAATATAGGTGAATCATTTGGTACAAAGCATAAAAAATTAGATATGGACTATGAGGGCGAACGATGTGCTTATTGTGATATATCAGAGGAGGAGAAAAAATATATTGAAAACGATGTGCTAGTGTTAAAAGAAGCGTTAGAAATGATGTTTAATGAAAAACATGATAAGTTGACTATAGGTTCTTGTTGTTTATCAGAATTTAAAGGATTTTATGATAATAAAGAATATAATAAGCTTTTTCCCGATATTCGTGATGATTATTTGGACGAATCAATTGCGGGTGTATGGAATCAGTGGGAATATATTCATAAATCTTATCATGGTGGGTGGTGCTATGTTAACCCACGATATGCTCACATGGTCGTTGGTGATGGTTTAGTGTATGATGTAAACTCTTTGTATCCGTCTATGATGCATAGTATTAGTGGTAATATATATCCCTTTGGACACGGTGAATATCACAGAGGGGCACCGCCGAATGATCTCATTAACGTTACTAATAAATATTTTTTTATCAGATTTAACTGTCGATTCCAATTAAAGTCAGGTGCTTTTCCATGGTTGCATATAAGACAAAGTGCTTTATATAAAGCCAATGAAAATTTATACTCTTCTAATGTCAGGTATAAAGGGGAATATTATAGATATTATAGGGATATTGATGGTCAAACGCATGACACTAATGTTACACTTACTATGACTTGCACTGATTGGAAGCTTTTTAATGAGACATATGATATTTATGATTTAGTGGTATACGATTATGTGTGGTTTTACGCAAGACAAGGCTTTTTCGATGAATACATCGATAAATATGGCGAAGAAAAGAAAACATCAAAAGGCTTTAAAAGACAAAAAGCAAAACTCTTTTTAAATAATTTATATGGAAAATTTGCTATGTCTGATAATTCTTCTTATAAAGAGCCTTATTTAGATGATGGGATCATAAGGTTTATTTTACATGAAGAGCATGAAAAGAAAGTGGGCTATATACCTATAGGCAGTGCCATCACGTCTTACGCAATGAATTTTACGATACGTCATGCCATGGCTAATTATGACAGGTTCTGCTATGCTGATACGGATTCCATACACCTTATAGGCCTTGACCCGGCTAAAAAGGTTGTTGAGCATTCTACTAATTTTTGTTGTTGGAAATGTGAAAGTACCTTTGATTTTGCATATTATGAACGCCAAAAAACTTATGCTGAACATATTGTAGAAGAAAATCATAAGCCCTGTGATCCTTATTTAGATATTAAAGCTTGTGGTATGAGTAATCAAGCGAAACGTAAATTTATTGAAGATGGGAGAGATATATCAGAATTATCAACAGGACTTAACATGGATTCATGCAATTTAAAAGCTGAACGTGTAAAGGGGGGTATTGTTTTAAGAAACAAAGACTTTAAAATACATAAGCAAAAAGATAAAAAAATAATAATATAACGCTTGATTTTTCATTAGTTTTATGCTATTATAAGAATGTAATAAATAAGACATAACATTAAAAAGAAAAAAGGAGGAAAAAAGATGATTACAAGGACATTGGTAACAGCAGACGTATCTGTGGAAAGAATTTTTAAAGATAAGGACACAGGTGAAATTAAAAAAGACTGCTTTGATGAAAAAATTTCAAATTGCAGAACTAGAGAAAAAGCAGAGATTCTCATTGAAAAGCAGTATAAAGGTGATATCATTTCTATTTTAGACATTAAGTTTAAATTAGAAAAACGTGCTATGACTGATGAACAGTTTTTGTTAAATTCAGAAGTTAAGAGCGAAAAAATTGTCACCGAAGCAGAATTGCAGGAAATTAAAAAAGAAGATTAGCAGGAAAACAGAAAAAAGCAGGAGGTAAATTATTATGGTAGAAATTAAAGAAATGAGTAGAGAATTTACAAAGGTAGAGAAATATCTTATGACTACCGCACCGGACATTGAACCATTAAAGCATATTGAAGACGGTTCATCTATCCCGGTTGATGGTTATATTATCTTTGACGATATCAAAGATAACGGAGATGTGCAGTCGATCGTGAGTATTATCACACCTGACAAAAAAGTATATTCTGGTCAGTCTGCAACCTTTAGGCAGTCATTGAAAGATATTGAAGATGTAATGGACGGTGAAAAATTTTCTATCATTAAAATTAGTGGAAAGACTAAAGCCGGACGTGATTATATTAATTGCACTTTGGACGTAGCAGGTTTATAAATATAACGACGTGAGAAACCATTTTTATGTTCTCTTCTAAAGGGGGGGTGGCTTTATGCCACCTCTTTTTTTAAAAATAAATGTTTCACGTGAAACGTAAGGAGGTTTTAGTATGATTGATGATGGATATTATCATTGTGAAAGATTGTTGACCATGAAAGATAAATTCGGAAACACACCTGATATTTATATTGTTGATGGAAATAGAACAGCAGGTAAAAGTTATTCTATTAAATGCAGACAAGTTTCTGATTTTTTAAAAGATAAATATAGACCGGAAAATCAATTTATTTATTTATACAGGAATGTTGTTGATATGAAAAACTGTGCTGAAACGTATTTTGGTGATATAGCGGAAAAATTTGACGGTTACGTTATGACAGAAAAAAGTTTGATGAACGGTGCATTGGTTCAATTATTTATTAATGAAGAACCGTGCGGTTATTGTCTAGCATTATCCATTGCAAGGAAATATAAAAAAATGCGTGGGTTGTTTGTAAATATCCGCTCTGTGTTTTTTGATGAATATCAAGACGAAGACAATGTATATTTGCCAAATGAAGTTAATAAGTTGTTATCACTACTCACTACAATTAGTGCAGGTCATGGAAAACAGCATAGAAGAGTTATGCTATATATGGCATCGAATACGGTTTCGCTATTGAACCCGTATTATAGCGTGTTTGGAATCAATAAAATGTTGAAAAGAGACACTAAATTTTTACGGGGTGATGGTTGGGTATTTGAGCGCACTCACAATGAAAATGCTTCGACAGCATATAGAGAAAGTGGAATCGCACGGGCTTTTAAAGGGGCTTCTTATAATGAATATGCCACTGAAAATAAATACCTTAATGACAATGAGTGTTTAATTGGTAAACCAACAGGACAGGCACGTTATATTTGTACGATCAAGTATAATGATCGTTTATATAATGTAAGAAAATATGATGTTTGTTTGTATGTATCTGAGGGTGCAGACGATAGTTTTCCTACACGAATATGCTTCACAAAAAACGATGTTATAGATAATACGGCTATTCGTGTAAATTCAACGCATTACATTGTTACAATGTTACGTGAATATTTCAACAGAGGGTTGCTTATGTTTGAAAATTTAGAGTGTAAGAACATGATCTTTGACGTAATATCTTTTTAATGTTTCACGTGAAACATTGACATTTTAAATTATATTTGCTATAATAACAATGTACCCAAAATAATACGAACATTGTAATTGATATACACGCACATAGACAGGCAGTCTGATATCAATTTTTGGTTTTGCGTTCCCTTTGATTCGATTATTTTGTAACGTACATTATGTTTCACGTGATATTGTTTCACGTGAAACATTTTTTATTTACAAACATTTATATTTGTGTTATTATATAAAAAAAGGAGGTGATGATATGGTACAGGACGTTATAACTGCTATTAATGCGGTGGGTTTACCTACAGTTGTTGCTATTGCGTCTATGTGGTATGTGAAATACAGGGAGGATAAAAATGATACACGCATAGACAAGTTAAACGAAGTGCATAAGAAAGAAATGACAGATATCACAGAAGCTTTGAATAATAACACACTTGCACTGCAAAGAATCTGTGACACATTTGATGAGAAAAGGGAGGGTTAAACATGAGCGTGAAAAAAGCGGTTGATATTTCGGAGCATAATGGTATAATTAATTTTGAAAGATTAAAAAATGCTGTTGATTATGTGATTATTCGGTGTGGGTATGGTCAGGATATGACATCACAAGACGATAAACAATGGAATCGAAACGTCAGTGAATGCGAAAGATTGGGGATTCCGTACGGTGTATATTTGTATTCCTATGCTAAGACAACAGCAAGAATTGAGGGTGAAATCAAACATTGCCTTAGATTGTTAAGAGGGCACAGACCTAGTTTACCTGTATTTTTTGACAGTGAAGAAAAAGGCACGCAAGCTGTAGCAAAGCACAACGCAAAACGATTTTGTGACGCTATGATAACAAACGGCTACAAAGCAGGTATTTATGCTAGTAAATCATGGTATGAAAATTATATCGGTGAAACATGGGGGTACGATCTATGGGTTGCTCGTTATGCGAATGTGTTAGGTGTTAACAATGTAGATATTTGGCAGTATTCTAGCAACGGTCGTGTTGACGGTATTAGTGGGAGTTGTGATGTAAACCATGTATACAAAGATTATGGTGGTTCAATTATTACACCTAGTACACCACAGAAACCAGTTACGCACGAAAAAACAAGAAAAGAATTGATTGCTTTAGGACAACAACATGCAATTAATTTTACTGGTGTAAAAATTGCGGTTGATGGAATTGTTGGTAAAGACACAAAAAGAATGGGCGTGCGTGTAGTACAAAGAGCCATGAATTTAGATTACGGTCGCACGATTGCAGAAGACGGTATTATTGGTAAAAAAACAAAGGCTAAAGCATCATGGCACTATGTAAAACGTGGCGAAACACAATACCTCGTCACAGCACTTGAAATCTTGTGTTTATTACAGGGGAAAGATCCGAACGGTGTTGAATGCCCAGGAACATTTGGCAGTGGTTTGGCACGTGCCTGTGGTGTGGGGATTATTTACGCAAAAAATATGTTATATATGATTTAGTTTATATTCACGTGAAACATTTTTAAGGGGGTTATCACAAATGTCGAATATAAATATAGCTTATCAATGGGCTGTTAATGCGTGTAATGCGCCCAACATTGGTTATTCTCAACAGTATAGAAGAGGGCAGACTGTGAACGGTATTACTTATTATGATTGTAGTTCGTTTATCTCTAAAGCACTAACAGAGGCAGGTTTTTTTACTGTTAACCCATGGTTTACTACAATGACACAAATTAATTATTTGACACAGGCAGGATTTAAAGAAATAGATATAAACAGCGCATGGCAGTCAGGTGACATCGTATGGAGAAGTAGCCACACTGAAATGGTATATACGGGATCAGGTGCAGGGAACGGCGGTATAACAATGGGTGCACACAGCGGTCATTATCCTTTACCTCAACAAGTTAGTATTAATTCTCATGTTTCTAAGCCATCAACATGGACAAAAATCTTTCGTTACGGTGATAGTGCAGGAATGACACTTAAATGGATACACGGAAACCGTTATTTGACGAATGAAGAAATGAAAAATAATGCCTACGTATTTTATAGCACGTTGTTCTTTAAAGATTTTACATTAAACGCAATAGCCGGAATGCTAGGCAATCTAGAGATAGAATCAAATATCAATCCCGGGTTGTGGCAATCGTTAAAAGAGGGGAATTATAATGGTGGTTACGGACTTGTTCAGTGGACACCTGCAACTAACTATACAGACTGGGCTAACGCTCATGGATACGATATCTCGGATGGATATTACCAGTGTGTATGGTTAGACGAAGAAACCGAAAAGAGTGGTCAATGGAAAGCAACCTCTACATATCCGTTATCATGGGAGGGGTTTAGGAAATCCACAAAAGAACCCGACTATCTAGCAATGGCATTCCTTAAAAATTTTGAACGTGCTGGAGTGGAAAAAGAAGAAGAAAGAAAACAGAATGCATTAAAATGGTATGCGTATTTGCAAACATTGTCACCGTACCCAATGCACCCTCACACGAAAAAATCAAAAATGCCCCTTTACTTTTATACCCTGTTCTGATATAATTAAAAGCGTAAAGGGTGATAAAAATATAAAGGAGGGTTTATAATGGATTTTAAAGAAGCTTTAAACGAGTTAATTGACGCTGTGACAGACGTTGAAGAACATGGAGACGTTATTGAGTTTTTACAGAATTATGATAGCGAAAGAGACGGAGAGACGGATACCACGTGGAAAGATAAGTACACCAAACTGGAAAGCGAATATAAAAAACGTTTTAAAGAAAAGATGAAGGCATCCGCAAGTAACACAGATGGAAATGAAAATGTGAAAAATGAAAAAGAAGAAGAAATTTCTGTTGAAGATTTAGACTTTAACGGGAAAACAGAATAAGGAGGTATAAAAAATGGCAAATCCAACAAATGCGAATATTTTAAGAGCATTAAAACAGGAATTATCTTTTGAAGTACAGAACCACTTACCGTCAGAAGTTTCTGACAATTTACAGAAAGTGTATGATACTATCTTAAATTTTGCACCTGTTCGGAATGAGATTGTACCGTCTATGGTTAACCGAATTGGTATGCAGACGGTTGACAGTATTGCGTGGAGAAACCCATTGGCACGATTTAAGAAAGAGCCTATGAGGTATGGCGAAACACACGAGGAAACTTATGTAAATATGTGTAAGGGACGTGTATATGATTCGCAGGCAGATTTTAAATTCGCTTTTCAGCAGTATCAGTCTTATATCATGAGTATGTTCCATAATGTAAATCTTGAAATTCAGTATCCGGTGACTATCACGTACGATAATCTCAGAAAAGCTTTTACTACTGAATATGGTATCCGTGATATGATTATGGCTAAAATGGAAAGTGCTATCACTGGCGCAAACTGGGACGAATATCTTGCAATGCGTGACTTAATTAATGTGGGATATGAAAAAGAAGTGCTTCCGGCTGTTACAGTTGATGCTGTTACCAATGAAGAAACAGCAAAAAAATTATTGGTTGAAGTTAAAAGAGCCGTTGGAGAGTTTGGTTTCCCATTACCGGAAAATAACACTGCCGGGGCAACTTCTCATTCTATGCCGTCAAATCTTATTTGGGTGACAACACCTAACGTAAACGCACACGTGAGTGTTGATGCGTTGGCATATGCGTTCCATATGGACAGAGCAGACGTAGAAGTTCAAACGGTAATCGTAGATAAATTTAGCAATCCTGCTATTCAGGGCGTATTGTGTGATGTTCGTTTCTTTAACGTGCGTGAACAGTTTAAAGAAATGACAGATCAAAAACTTGCAAATGTTTTATCATGGAACTATTTCTATACACAGGTTGAAATGGTTAGCGCAAGCCCATTTTATCCTATTAGAGTGTTTACAACAGACACTGTGGTTGAAAAACCAACACTAGAAGTTGCGACAGGTACTTACACACCGGGACAGACACAGGAAGTTAAAATCACTGTGTCAGGTGGTACAGGCGAATATCATCAGAATTTAGTGACATTGGAAGTTGAAAGCGGTGCTACTTCTGCTAAGACATATGTCATTCCGGGTACGCATTTATTGCACACAGGAGCAGACGAGACAGGTACTATTGTATTAAAAGCTATTTATCGTCCGAATGTAGCTATCACAAAAACAGCAGATTTTACCAAACAGGTTTAATCAGTCAGTTTAAAGAAATAAATTTTGAAACACTTGACCCTGTGACAATAAGCAAAAATACAGCTATAGCTGTTAATATCCATAATAACACAAATATGGGTATACCAATTGAGCTAATAAAAGATGGATATTACACTAACGTAAAAAATCTAAATGGCTCACTATTACGGGTTGATAAGAGATCTTCGTCAGTATTTGCAAGTAAAAACTATATACAAACTTACAATTGTGATAAGGAACAAAATGTTAAGTCAAAACTTAAATTGATACTAATTGATGATACTACATTAACCACCAAATCAGAAAGAGAGGTAATAGTTAAGTGATAAATTTACCTACACAAGCAGGGGTTGCACCACGCAACCCCGAAACAAAATTAAGATTATATAGCGGTGTTCCATGGTCAGACGAATATGAACACGTGAGATTATATAGTTCAAAAGCAGAATTATTAGATCATTTAGAATCATATCGTAGAAATATACCCGGCGTTGATTTATCACATCTCGCCCCTATAAGAGTAGGTAACTATGATATACGAGTACCATTCACAGAAATGAAAGCTTTAAACTTAAATTATTTAGCTTTTCAAAATGCAGGTATTTCTAACGAGTGGGTTTTTTGTTTTATTGATTCGATTGAGTGGTTATCAGAAAAAACAACTAGAATAAATTTTTCTTTAGATGTTTTTCAAAACAATTTTTATAGCACGAATATTAAACCGTGCTTTGTTGAATATCATCATATCCCTAGACGTGAAGACGGTATCGGTGTTAATCTAGTACCTGTTAATTTAGAAGCAGGAGAAACAATCGTTTCACAACATAAAAAATTAGATTTGACACCAACTGACTGTTGCATTTTTGTGTCAAGAGGTACAGTGGAACAGAGTTGGTTTGATGGTCGTGTCGAAAACGGTGTATATTGTTGGGGTAGTATCGGTCATTATGATGTGACCACCGATGATGGACTGGAAAATATTAACGGACTATTGAAAGAATATAACGATCAGGGTGCACAGGACGCCGTTATCGGCTTGTTTATGTCACCAAAACTATGTATAGGAGCGTTAGGCGGAAAAGAAATAAAACCTAAAACCACGTCTATGCAAATATCAGGCAATGCGTTTGAGGGTTACAAACCGAAAAATAAAAAATTATATTCATACCCGTGGTTATATTGTCTCGCTGATAATAATCAGGGTAATACGCATATCTATAGATATGAATATAGTTATAATCAGGACAAATCAATAGAATTTGACAGTTACGGCACTATTGCGACATTACCACAAGTTTTAACAGCACCTAAAAATTATAAAACCCGTGAAAATTTAAAACACGGATTAATACACGAAGCATTGATCAATTCCTCATTTCCAATGTGTTCGTTTTCTTCTGACACGTATCGAGCATGGTTAGCACAAAATAAAAGTTCTATCGCATTGTCTCAAGTTCAGACTGCTGTTAATTCTACAATAGGACTAGGCACATCTATAGCAGGTTTAGCAGGTGGAAGTTTACAAGGAGGAATTAACGGTGCAAGTAAAACAACTTCTGCTTTTTGGGACGCTTTGGGAATGTTAGCAAATCAAACAGACAGATCGAGAAATGCAGGTGTTACGCATGGAAAAGCTTTATCGGAAAACGTAATGACAGGAATAAAAGAATGTGGGGTCGATTTTTATGAAATGTCATGTAAAAGACAATTTGCAGAAATGGCAGATAGTTTTTTTGAACAGTTCGGTTATCCTATCAACAAAATTACAATGCCTAATTTACGTTCACGAAGTTGTTGGAATTATGTGAAAACTTCTCATTGCGGTTTCACGGGTAATATTGATTTAGATCAGTTGAAAAAATTGCGAAATATATTCGACAACGGTGTTACTTTGTGGCATACTGATGATATAGGTAATTACAGTTTATCTAATAATTAGGAGGTGAAAACATGAAAAACCCTTTACGAGTTTTTGAAAAAGATATCAATAAATCATGTAAAGATGATTTTGAAACAATAAAAACTATATTTTTTTATGATATCTTTGACATTTTTGTTAATAGGTATAAATGGAATAATTTGCCCGAAGAGATTTTACCGATGTATATTGAACAAACTTTATTTTGGCGTGGGCTAGGTGTGTTTATAAAAGATGATATTGCAGGCTACGCTTTTATGAATGTTTCATTGTCGGGCTTGCCAGATATTTATAATATACCACAAGACAGAATTGCATACACTGCGAATGGATATATAGAAGAATATGACAAAGAAAACAGTTGTATTTTATGGAGTAATTATTCAACTATGCCGTACTATTACAAAGCTTTAATGTATGCAGATAGCATGGCAAATTGTTGGAAAACGAAAAATATAAATATGTACGCACAACGTACACCTGTTGCTCTTTCTTCTTCCGACAATGAAAAAATGAGTTTTGAAATACTCGGAGAAATGTATAATAATTATTTGCCGATACTTAAAGTTTCAGATTCGCTAAACTTAAAAGATATTAAAGCTTTAAATTTAGGTGCGCCTTATATTGTCGATAAATGCGAACAAGAATTGCGAGATTTATGGGCACAGGTGCTAACATCTTTAGGCTACGAAAATAACCCTGTTGAAAAAGGCGAACGTCTTGTCACAGGTGAGACAACAGGTAATAACGGACAAATAGAAGCAAATAGAAATACAGGGTTAACATTAAGACGTAGATGCGCAAACACTATTAACAAATTATGGGGTTTAAATGTAACCGTTGATTTTAATAGTGAACTCCCAACTATGCTAAATGGTTACGTGCCGGACAAATATATGCAAACAGGAAAAGAGGGTGACGAGATTGAGTAAATACACTACAACCGTTAAAGATATTTGTGAAAGCTTTATCTCGCCACAGGAATTATGGGATATTGACTTATCAGTACAAAAAATAATTGATAAATCACAGAACAAATTTTTTGACTTTGATTTTCCTTTTTATTCTAATGATACAAAAGACTTGAACGAGTTTAAAACTTATTTTTTACTGAGATACTGGAATAATTATATAGGTTTTGAAACCTTAGGTATGTGGAAAACAGCTTTTTTGTCAAAAATGCATGAATTAACACCGTATTATACAAAATTGTATAATGCAATTCAAAATGATAACCCTTTTACAAATATAAATGTAACTTATACAGAAACAGAAAAAGGAAACGAAAAAACAACAACTAGGACTACAGATTCAGGAAACAGCGAAGTAAAAAACAATCAAAACTATCAGAATATTGATAGTGATAACCCACAAGTAACAGTAGCCACACAAGATTATGCAAGTACTATGAGCAGGGGTGAAACTATCAATAACACTACAACAAGCGCAAATAATAACCACACAGGAAATGACAACAAAGATAGTAATAGAGACAGGAATACAAAAGAAACCGGACTAAGAGGTAAATCAACGAGTGAAGCAATTGCAGAATATCGTGAACAAATACAAAACATCAATAAAGAAATTGTAGATCATTGTCGTGATTTATTTATAAAAGTGTGGTAAAAAAGGAGGTGAAATAAATGCAAGAAGAAATAAAGCCTTTATATCCTTTACTTTGTTGTGATGTGCCTAGTGTTTATAGCAATAAACAAAGCTATTACGAATGTTTATGTTATATCGGCTATAAAGTCAATGAATGCATTGAAGCTATTAACGGTTTTACAGACGCTTATAAGCAGTACACGGATGAAAAAGTGTCAGAGTTGAAAAAATATGTTGACAAACTCAACACTGATATCTATAATCATATTGCAGACGTAGAAAAAAATATTCGGAAGGATATGGATAATAGGGATAATGAACTAGATGAAAAAATCGATAAAGTTCAAAGAGATTTACTAGAAAAAATTAGTACTCTAAACATCCTTATATATAAATTGAATGCCGAAACACGGGGATATATTGACAGTGAAATTAAAAAGCTTTACGAGTATATCAATAATTATATCCCTAATAATATGCAGGTGCTAAACCCTGTTAAGGGATATTACACTAGCCTAAATCAAGCGTTAGGTGATATCTATGATAATCTACGTTATTACGCATTGACCTGTCTTGAGTTTGATTCATTGAATTTAACTTGCAAAGAATTTGACAACCTATTACTCAGTTGCACAGATTTTGACTTATACGGTGCGAAAAGATTTCGTGTTGACAGCAACTTATATATGCACGATCCTTTTACGGGTGAATATGTATTTTATCAAAATGTAATATATAAACTTGCAGAATTACATTTCAATAACCCAATCACCGCAAGTGAATTTGATGCTTTATTGTTAACTGTAGCAGGTTTTGAAGCTAAAACCTTAACTGCTTACACATTTGACAGCAATGGAAAAACAGCATTAAAATTATAATTAAGGAGGAATAAAAAATGAGTTCAACAAACAAAACAAACTATTACAAATTAAGTCAGTATGTTGGAACTGACAAGCCAACGTATTTGGGTGATTATAACTCAGATATGTCTAAAATTGATGCGGGTATTCACTCTGTACAGGAAACAGCCACAACGGCTAATCAGACAGCCGGAAGTGCTGAAACTATTGCACAGACAGCACTCGGAAACACAAAAACAAACGAAACAAATATTAAAAATCTACAGTCCAACGTTGCTAGTATTAACGCTAGTAATGTAACGAGAGATGCTAATATCAGCAAAGCACAGAGTGATGCAACTAAAGCAAATGACGGTGCTACAGAAGCTAAACAGAGTGTTGTTAATTTGTCTGCAAATGTTAGAACGTGGGAAGACATATCAGGTGGTGACAATTCAAAAATTAATAGAACATTGAGACTAATATCTATTAATTACCTTGTAGGCAGTTCAGGTTCAACCGATAGAAAAGTGCTTTTCACAATTCCAAACTTTAGTACGGATAAAAATCTTAATTTCACAGGAAACGTTATAATAAATTCTAACGGTCTTGAAACATTAGCTATCGGTGATTTCACATTAAAAACAAATGGTGATGTTGTGTACAATGATACAAACGTAGCGAAAGCATATGCTTTCTATGGTTGCAGACTCACAGTAATGATTCCGTACTAAGTAGATAATAAAAATATAAAGGCTAACCGCTGTTGTTAGCCTTTCTTCTTTTTTAATATGAAAAACATAAAATTTCCGACCTGTTTTATACAAGTTAATTTTTCAAACTCTTCATTCGCCCATTCCGGTAATGCTTCACGCTCGTTCATATTAAATTCAAAATATTCACCTAAATCACTAATCAATATAATAACGTTAT